GTAAAGCAAAGGAGATTCGTCCCACTTTGTCTCCGGGGTTAAGTCGCCTCGAGAGCGTGATAGGAGTAACCCTCCCCTCGCGGAAATTAGACTCGGAACCCGCTGTGGTTGACCAAGCAGCGAGTTTGCTGAAAGCGATTGGAAACGCTGAATGCGGGGCATTTGGCAAAATGTCTAGGCTATCTAAGATGGCTGTTATGACCTGTCTTTGGGAAGAACTTAAGACAGATGTTGTGTCTATGAGGTCAGAGACTCCCATAGACAGTCCTGTTAGATATGATGAAGCGGTACAAGAAGTGAAAGATCTCTTGCGTGATTGTAAAGCTGAATTTCCTGAAGTTGTTTCACTTAGGAATGCAGTCGTTAATTACGAGAGAAATTTCTTTTCGAGTAATGAAGAGTCGTATCTTGCACGTTTGTTAGAACGCAGATTGTTATATCTTAAGTTCGGAACGTACATTCGGGACATGTCTGAGGTTGAGAAATCCCTCTTTAGACAATATCAAGTGAAGGAGCAATACGAGAAGGATAAGAGTGTTATAGAAAAGCATATCCGGGACTCGTTTGTGAAAGAATTAATGGACTTCACTGTTGAACAACGTTTAGAGAGAGCTAGTGCCAGACAAAGCGTTAGTATACCTTTTGATGTAATCGAGGAGATACTAGCTTTGTCTGAGGACTGTAAGCAGTGTTTAGCTATAAAATCTTGTTTGTCTGCGTATGTAAGTGTTGAGCAAGTTGATACACCTGAGCGAGATGCGAGTTGGGCTAAACAGAATAAATGTTGTAATTTACAACATAATCCATCATGTAGCGTCTATCGATTGAGCGATTGGGTGAACAGATTTAAGGAACCTGGTGTTTTGAAACCTGGTTTTCTAAGTAACCTTAAGCGTTTTGTATTGGCCGGCGCCACTGCTTACAAGTTAGCTACTAGTCTGAGCTCTGGCGCGATGAAAGTTGTACAAGCTCAGATTCGTTCGAGTCCATACATCGTGTTTGCGACGTTAATGGAAGATCAGTTAATGTCTAAAAATGGGTCACAGTTCTTTTCCGATCTTTACTTTTTGCGAGTGAATTTTGGATTGAACGGTGATTATGGAATGAAGCATGCATTTATGGCTGAAGGAGAAACTGAGACATTTTATGATAAGATCCTGAATGTGGTCTCAGCGTTGAGAACATCGAAACCAATCAAGACCCTAGAGGAGTTGGTTAAGTTGGTGGTGTCGAAGGTCTTCGGATTTTTTGAAGGGCTGGTTAGTCTTGTCAGTGATCTGGTGACCCCGATTATTGCTAAACTTAGACAGAAGTTAGTGAACTTCGTTTTGAGTGTCTTGGTTCCTGAGGAAATCTTGGAGAAAATACAAGACTCAGCACTCGGCGTAATTATTGTGAATTGCGTTACTCTATTGTCTGTGGTGGCAATGGGTGTGTGCAGCTTTTTCTCCTACAAGATCTTGGTGCGACTTGTCCAAATGTTATCTGCGACAAGCGCCATGGTTGCTGAAGGTCCATTAGACATAGTAACATTGACAGTGAGTAGTATTATGGGTGTCTTTGGACTGAGGAATGATAATCTTGAGTACATCCGGAAGCGGTGTTTGCAAATGATTGCATTAGTGGCTGGTGGAACTATAATAACTAACAGTGCCGCTAGTCTATTTATGATATTGCCATCGAATTTGCGAAGAGCATTAGTGCTACGTTTTGGTACTAGTGAACAAGCAAACAAGATGAGATTGGATGATTGGAACCAACGAGCTTTAGCCCTGTTGTCCGTACGAACGGTCCCTCGTGTAGTCTGTTCTGACTATTATTTGGATGCAGTTAAGAAGGCGACAAAGGCAGGAATCAAACTGATGAAAGCGACAGAAGGATCAAACTTGAGGGCATTCTATTTTGGGACGTTCTCTCGGTTGATGAGTTTGCATACGATTCTGACTCAACGTGAACAACAGTGTTCTTCACGCCCTATGCCATTTGCGATACACTTAGCTGGTAGGCCTGGACTGGGTAAGACCTTGGTATTAACAAGTTTGATCAGACAAGGATTTAGTAAAGATCCAAATTCCGACGTTTATAATCGCAGTAATGTTGATGACTACTGGTCGGGGTTTTTAGGGCAGACGGTCGTCGTAATGGATGAATTCTTGGTTGGAGATCAGAATGCGATTGTTGAGAAGGCAAAAGAGTATTTGACCCTGGTGTCAACCAATCAATTTTTGCCATCTATGCCAAGCGTTGATAATGTATCAGTAGGAATGAAAGGAACTGAGGCAAGACCCGATTTGGTAATAACACTGAACAATACAACCTATGATAGACCGGTGCATATAAACGCTGATGCATTCCAACGACGACGAAAGTTTGTCATCGAGTTTGCTCCAAGTAAGGATTTTAGACGTGGTCGAGGAGATTTAGAATTAGATCTTTCTAAATATAGCGTCGAGGAAATCCGACAGATAAAATGGTTGCGTTTTAGAATGTCGTGTGGATTCCGTACTGATGAACCTCCTGGCCCGTGGATAACATTCGAAATCCTGTGTTCGGAATTAAAGAAATTTTATCAAGAACATCGTGAAATCTGTGGAGTGTTAGCTGAAGCTTTTGGTAAACCCGAAGACTTCAAGGAAGATCCGAAAGAGATTATTGATGATATCTTGAGAGAATCGTTCGATCTTCCTAATGAGAATCCCGGTGTTATTGAGGCCTTTGGTAGTATGTTTAAATCAGAAGGATTGAATGTACCAATCAAAGAGACATCTGGACCATTGGTTAAGCATGAACACAGATGTTGTTTAACTCCTTATTTGTGTTCTGGTGGTTCTAAAGATTTTGTGTGCCATAAGTGTCACAAGACGCAGAATTGTGAGAAATTAGTCTTAGCACTAATCAAGAATAAGGCTGTTAGTCATGAGCACGAGTGTTGTGGCATTAAGATCAATGATTGCACTAACTGGAAAGCTAACACTTGTATAAAGTGTAATAAGGTTTTGTTCTGTGGAAAGGAACGTGTTAAAGCTGCTAAGGAGGAGGACTTATATCCGGTGGAAGATAGTAATAATCATACTGTCGAAAATGGAGTCCCCCATGTGCATAGATGTGTAGTTGCGAATTGTATGAAAGGAGTAATCTGTAGAGTGAATACGAACTATACTAATGCTCGATGTCAATTTCACAGTAATGTTAGTGAAGGTGAAACGTTTGTTGCAATCAATCATGAAGGAATAGATCCGAAGAAGATGCATAACCATAAGTGTAGTTATTTAGACTGCCCAAAGGTTGTGACACATAGTCATGATGAGGTTGAACACCATTTGATGTTTTGTCCTGAGCATGTAATATACCGCAATGTGCACTCTGAAGTGTCGGCTCTTGCTCCATCTGGATTGAGACCTGATATGGATAAGATGACAATAGATAACGTGATAGATTATCGTGTGGCGTGCGTAAAACAGGTGATTGATTACGCAAAGACACGCAATTTATACTTTTTGACATCAGAGAAGCCTCAACATCAGAACATTCGTCGCGGTGCTGTGATTGGACTTATTATTGGTCTTTTCATTGGTATCAAAGCATATCTGAGAGGAAAAGAAGAACCACCATTGACAATGAAAGCTGAAAGTGCAAGACCTAATAAGTCTTCACGTAATCGCGGGCAACAATTGAAATTGAAACGAGGTATGCGATCTGAAGGGTCCGATGGCGTACCGACGTTGAAGATGACGATTGGACCAACGCGGACAGTTAACGTTATACCTATCAAAGGACGATGGTTGTTGACTTTTAAGCATGCTTTCGCTGATAAATCTGGATTGCACCGTGACGACGTTCCATTGGTAGTAGAGTATAGAGATAAGAAATTTAAAGCGGATTTCAATGAGTCTTTCTGCTACTCAGGTGAAGATATAGTTTTATTTGAATTTAGAAATCCGCAGTTCCCGCAATTTAAGGATATAACCAATAAGTTTATAACCAGCGATGAAGTAGATACCATCCATGGACCGATACAAGTCTTGTTGAGATCAGAAGAAGGTACCAAGTACTCAACTGCTGTGAAGCGGGATAGTCAAAATTACCAACATTCTGGCATGATGGTTGAAATTGGATCATGCTGGAAATATAATATGCCAACTGCTGAGGGTCATTGTGGACTTCCGTTAGTAGTAGCCTCCGGCCCGTATATGAGTAAGATCTTAGGATTTCATGTAGCGGGCAGCACTGTGAAAGGACCAAACGCGTGTGGAGCAAGCATATTAGTAACAAAAGAAATGATAGGTGATTGTTTAGAAATGGAACCGGAGGAACCAGTTTTCCACAATGACTTATTTGTAGCCGAAGGAGTCTACGAGGACTTTACTAAAAATAATAAGACAGTAATGAAAGTCCAAAAGATCGGCCAGAAAGAAATTGTTCACCTTTCTGATAAATCCAAAATACAAGAATCATTGCTACATGGAAAGTTAGATCAAGAACCTCTTAAGAGAAAGCCAATATTAACACAGGCTGATCCAAGGTCAAAGGGACAAGATCCAGCTAGCGGTGGTCTTATTCGTGCACTAAATAATGAACGGCGAGAGTACGACCATCAGATCACTGCCGAAATCTTTGAGGAGATTCTGAACAATTATAATAACAACTTGGACTTTGGACCAGTAGGACGACGACAATTGTCCTTTGAAGAAGCACTGAAAGGGGTTCCAGGTTGGTTATCCTCCATAAAAACTGATACATCTCCGGGTTATCCATGGGTGTACACTAAGACCAAGAAGGGTAAACAGGATTTTGTTTGGTTTGACGCGAAAGGTGAATTGAAGTATACGCCTGAGTTGAAACGTCTTGTAATAGAGAAAGTCTATGAAATGGAAAATTATGATGGCGGACCAATTAATCATCGATTTCTTGGGTATCTCAAAGATGAGTTGATATCTGAGTCCAAGGAGAAAGATGCACGAATGAGATTGATTTTTGCGAATAACTTCGTGTCATATATAGCCTTTAGGATGAAGTTTGGAGCTGTATTGGGTGCGTTTAATAATAGTAGCAGGACAACAACTGGAGCAATCAGTCTTAATCAATATTCGCATGATATGCAAGTTGTGTATGATAGTCTGACTGATAATTTTCATTCCCGAAATTTTGGTGACGGAGACTTTAAAAACTTAGATCAAAATCACCAGAAACAATTTAACACCTTGGCTTACGGAGTGTTTTTGTCGCTAGCGAGATCTTGTGGTGTAACGAAACCTTGTCTCCTGTATTTTTACAACCATGAGACAAATTCTCCTGTACAAGTAAAAGACCTGCTTGTTGAGTTTGATTGTTATCATTTTAGTGGTTTGTTTTTGACAACCATAATTAATAACATAATTGTTGAAGCGTACTTTAGGTACTGCTTGATTCGACACAACATGACAACTATGCAGGAGGATTTTGATTTTGATGAGGAAATGAGATTGAAAGTCCTTGGTGATGATAATATATATAACATCAGTGACGATCTGCGGGATTCTGGCTTCCATCCACAGAGAATTGGAGAGTTGATGAAAGAACTCGGGCAAACGTATACTAGTGCTAAAAAAGATGAACCGCTTCCTGATCACTGTTTGGGTTTCCATGAACTAACGTTCTTAGGAGCTCATCCTGTGAAGGTTAGTGGTCGATGGTCAGGCGCAATGAAGAAGGATACTTTATGGGAGACCATACAGTGGACACGTGACCATAACTTGTCATTGGATCAGACGGTAACATCAATGATTGAATGTGCTAGTCAATGGGATGAGAAATTCTTTGATGAATATGTGAATAGCATAAAGAAAGCATACAAAGAGATTGATCGCCCATTTCCGAAAATTCCGTCTTATTTGAAGTTGCGGAGAGTTGTGTCTGAAAGAACAGCTAGTAAAGGTGTGCTGTTTTCTGGACTTCAAGCTGAAGGATTGGAAGATGAGATAAAACCTACTTTGAAGAAAGGACTAACAACATTTTCGCAGACTCGACCTGAGATTGCTGATGGTGATAATATGGTTATGAGGCTTGATGATTTGGCTTTATCTCAACCCGCACTGGATATAAATTATGGTTTGGATTCTTTTGTCTTTAGAACGTCGCATGATTGGGTTTCTTCTGACGCTTCAGGTAGTAATATCCTTAGTTTGCAAGTTTTGAATGATATAATCAATGGCAAGGCCAATCTGCAGAATTTTCCTTTTGAACGCTATGCGTATTGTGAGTTCGACCTTGAATTGATGATACAATTAAATGGAACTCCATTTCAGCAAGGTGCGCTATATTGTTTCTTCTATCCACTTGACACCGTTTTACACCGATTTAATCTTTTTGTTATTCTTAGCATGCCCGGAGTGTGGTTGACCCCTAATGAAAATACTACCGGAATCGTAGAGATACCTTTCCGCTTTTGGAGGTCAAGTTTGCCAACGGGCTCGGGTGAACAATTGGGACGATTTTATATCTGTGTTATCGACCCATTAGTGTCCGTAACTGGAGCACAAACTTGTACTGTAACCGTTTATTCTAAGTTTAAGAACTATAAGTTTAGATTGCCTAAGCCATATACTCCCTTAACATCTGAAGGATTGGAGGATTTGATTAGTGCTAAAAGTAGTGATAAAGAGTCGCATAATATCCGAGGCTCTTCCATTCCAATACATAGTGCTTTTTCGTCAATGTCTCGGGTAACTGGTGGAGAACCTAGTGTAGGAATGTTGGCCGCGCAAGAACAGAACGCAGAACAACCCGAGAGAATTAAGACGAATGACAGTGATATTCAGTCTATTTTAATGAGACCATCGCTAATTTTTTATGGTGCTTGGGATACGACCGCGGCAAATGGCGCCATACTAATCCAACTTCCAATAAATAGTGTGTTCAGTGGTACAGTCTATCCAATTAATCTGAGTCCCCAACTAGCGCTGTTGAATGAATTTATGTTCTTTAGAGCTGATTTTGTTTTTACCGTGCGTGTTATTAAAACGAAGTATCAATCTGGAAGATTATTCGTGGGTTGTGCATATGGGGCTTCTAGCGTAGCTGCGGCTGATAGATTGGGCTATACAACTGAGGTGATGGACTTGAATGAGGCTGATACGCACGTTATGACGGCAACATATAATGCACCAACTGAGTTTTTGCGAACTTTTAATGGAATACTTAATGCAAATACAACTATGGGAGTTTTTTTTATTGGAGTTCAGACGCATCTTCGAGCAGCTAGCACAGTATCTGAATCGGTGACAATTATAGTTACGGTTCAATTGGAGAATTTGCAAGTTTATGAGACAAGATCGAATGCTGGAATATCTTATCCAACAGCTCCTACTAACCTAGTCATGAGCACGATTACCAGTACCACCACTACTACAACAACAACAACAACAACGGCTTCACGACCTAGTGATCTGAGAGTCGTTTCATCTGCTGCTATGAGATCAGAAGCACCAGACGAGCCCATTGTCTTGAACCCAGTTATGGCTGATGAACAACCTGAAGAGAATGTTATCTTGACCGAATTGAAATCACGACAAGAGGGCAACATGATCAGAGGACGTAAGTTTGAATATCAATTCAAAGACGTCACGGATTTGATGCGTAGGCACAGGAAAATTGGGATTAACACATTTGTGCGATCAGCAATAGTCGGACCAGTCGCTGTACCAACAGGAAATTTGTACTGGTTTAACGTATTACCGAGTAAGTTTAGGAATCTGTTTGCAGCATGGAGTGGAACAATGAAATATCGATTGTTCTTTGATGCTGAGAAGACCCCAACGATACCAATAAGCTTTGTTGCTCATCAATTTGGATCTGATTATGATGAGAGATCAATATATGGAATAGATATGGTTTCGAGTGCTTTGGTTAACGACCCGGCTTTGAATGCGACCACAAAATTTACGATACAGCAGACTACCAGCTCGTTTACAGCACGACCAACTGAACGTACTTTTCCTATTGTTGCCTTACAAACTGCTACTGCAGCAACTACCTCTACACATTCTTTTATCGACGTTTCAGTTCCATTTAATACGAACTTGAACATCTTGTCAAATTTGGAGGTTAGTGAGTCTAATGAACCACGTTTTCCCAGACATCTTGGAACGTTGGTTTATTACATCAAGGCTACTGATCCACCGGTACTTGACATTTATATATCCGTCGCTGAAGACTTTAAATACCATATTTGGCGACCTTATCCAGGTAATTACCAGATGACAATCCCAACTAATGCAGGAACACTGGCTTTTACCAATGGATTGAATGTTAATGGATTTGCTATCTTTGGGACAAATACCGTTAGCCCATAAACAGCACTCTTAATATATAACTTTTAGGATATTTTATAATTCAATTGAATCAAATTGATTGTTATGGAAGTTGTTTGTCATATTATTACTACACCAAAATTCAAAATTAAAATTGTTTTGGCTTAGAGTTTTATATGATGTGGAACTTGACACACGACCCCCATCACCTTTGTTTTGTTTAGATTCATGCAAAATTTATCTTAGATTATAG